CACCTGCCGCAAAACAAATGCAAAGAAATAGTTACAATACAATAAAATCTTCTTTTGAAGAAAATAATGGATTAAAGAAACTATCAGATGCTGAATTTGTTTCTGAAATGGCTAAAGTTGAAAGAGCCGCAGTAGATGATTTAAAGAAAGGTTTTACTAGGCAGACTCCACGAACATCAAAACCCGGACAGGCAGCAGATGCTAGTTTTAGAAGTAATGTAATAACTGATAGTAGAGGAAATGCTATTAAATCTACTGATTATAATGCTAGTGCAAAGGCAGGTAAAAAAGTAGAAGTACCCGTATTATCAGATAAGGGTAAACGCACAAAAGACAGATTAAATAGCAGAATTAATCAAGCTAAAGTATTGCAGGGTCAAGGCAATAGATTCCTTGAAGAAACTAGACAAAAATACAGAGATGATTTTGTTAGTGATTCTGGTGCAGGTTTTGGCGAAGGACAACCTACGCAGCCAACACGCGATGAAGCAGCAGAATTAGCAAAGTCTGTATCTCCTGCAAGAGATACAAGTGCTGTAGCTGATACTAGATACACCGCTGAAACTGATGATGATTTTGGTGGAGGTGGCGATGATGGTGGCTATGATCCTAGCAGCGATGCAGGTGGTTTTTCTGGTTCTAGTGGAAGTTATGGTGGCTATGACGATTATCTGAATAAAGGCGGTCTAGCTACACAAATGAAGCGGAGTGGATTAGCTTCTAAAAAATAATCCATAATCAGTTGGCTACTCACTCCCCACACCCGACAGTGTGGCTACAGTGGCCCCAACAAGGAGAAGTAAAATGGCAGAACAAGCCACAATTATGGCTGAAGAAATGAAGCCGCAAAAGAAAGTTGCATTTGCAAATCGTAAATACACAAATGAAGAGAAACGTAAATTAGAAGAAGAAGAACTAGAACAGCTAATGAAGGAGCAACGTGGAGAGGCAGAGAAAGAAACTGCTGAACCGGAAGAAGCTGAACCTACTAGTGCAGAAGAAAGAACATTTAAGAAACGATATTCTGATTTACGTAGGCATCAACAAAAACAAGCAGATGATTTCAAAAAAGAAATAGATGCTCTTAAAAAACAGTTAACAGATGCTACTAATAAAGAAATGCGTTTGCCTAAGTCTGATGAAGACATTGAACAATGGGCAGCGGACTATCCAGATGTAGCAGCTATAGTTGAAACAATTGCTATGAAAAAGGCACGTGAGCAATCTACTGCCCTTGAAGAAAGAATGAAAGCAATTGATGAGTTGCAGACCAGTGCAACTAAAGAAAAAGCTGAAGTAGAATTAATGCGTATACATCCTGACTTTGATGAGATACGTGAGAGTGACGACTTCCACAACTGGGCAGACGAACAGCCTAAGTGGGTACAAGATGCACTGTATGACAATGACAATGATGCACGTTCAGCAGCTAGAGCCATTGACTTATACAAAGCTGATATGGGCATAACAAAACAAAAGCCACGATCAGATAAAGATGCAGCAAAATCTGTATCTACTAAGAACTCTCGTAGCAAGCCACAACAAGATGAATCTTCTACGTTCCTAAAGGAATCAGAAGTTCAACGGATGTCTCCACAAGAATATGAAAAAATGTCTGATGAAATCATGGAAGCTATCCGTAGCGGCAAGTTTATCTATGATGTTTCAGGGTCAGCACGATGAGTATAATATTTACTCCTGAAAAAGAGATGCAGTTATTTGCACCTTTTGGGCCAACGATGGGATACTATCGTATGCCGAATGATGTAGTAGATGAACTAAATGATAAAATGTCTACAAGACTAGATGATTATTCAGATCAACTGGTTGGCAAAGTTTCAGAAGAGTTAGCTTTTGATGATGATATAAAGTTAATTGCTCAGAAAAGTTTAGGACAATTTGTAGGCAAGTATCAAAACTACACAGAGTATAGAAACTCTATGGGTGCAAAAACTCTTGATGTGGATAATAATAATTATGCACTGCAAATAGTTTCAGGTTGGTTTGTGCGTCAGTTTGAAAATGAGTACAATCCATTACATATTCACACAGGTGCTAGACTGTCTTGTGTAGGATATTTAAAACTACCTGAAGGAATAGAAGAAGAGTGGGAAGAAGATTACAAAGATCATCATCCAGCTAACGGTCATATACAGTTTGCAAGCGGTACACCTTCAGGTTACACATGCACTAACTTTATAATTAAACCACAAGTTGGGGACTTTTATGTCTTTCCATCTCAATTGTTTCACTGCGTATATCCTTTTAAAACAAAAGGTGAGCGTAGGTCTTTCAGCATGAATATGAATTTTATTGAAGTGCCGAAGGAAAAAAGTGTTGACAAATAGATATATATAAGTATAACTATAGTCAGAATAGTGTAACTATATTGCGCACCATAGTTACACACTATCAGCAAACAATGCAAGTCTTACGGATTACCTGAAGAATTTGGCCTGACCCGTACAGTCACACCCAAGTAAATCAGCCTCTGATTAGTTTGTTTAGTTTGCATCTGTAAAAATGCTAACTAGGAGAATTTAAAATGGCATTTTCGACCGCATCGGGATACGGTAATCTTCCCAACGGTAATTTCTCCCCGATAATTTACAGCAAACAGGTGCAGCTTGCTTTCCGCAAGAGTGCTGTTGCTGAAGCTATCTCAAACAATGACTACTTTGGTGAGATCGCGCAAATGGGGGATTCCGTTAAGATTATCAAGGAACCCGAAATTACAGTCAAGGCATATGCACGTGGTACTACTATCACGCCGCAAGACCTTGATGACGAGGACTTCAACCTCACGATTGACAAAGCTAACTACTTTGCTTTCAAGGTTGATGACATTGAAGAGGCGCATAGCCACGTGAACTTCCAGCAACTGGCAAGTGATCGTGCTGCGTATCGTTTGGCTGACCAGTTTGACCAAGACGTTCTTGGTTACATGTGTGGCTTTAAGCAGTCTGCGCTTCACGGCGTTGCTGATACAGCTAACACAACTGTCAACGGCTCAAAGGCTATTTCAACAGCAGGTTCTAACGAACTTCTGACTGAAATGCAGGTTGACGCTAATGACTTTGGTGGTTCAGCTAACAATGGTATTGGTATTCAGCCACGCTTGCCGGGTGCTTCTGCAGTACCGGGTTCAGGCAACGCTAACCCAACCATGATTATTGCTCGTATGGCTCGCAAGCTAGACCAGCAAAATGTTGATACACAAGGCCGTTGGCTTGTTGTAAACCCAGTCTTCTTGGAAATCTTGAAAGATGAAGATTCAAAACTTCTCAACCAAGACTACGGTGAAACTGGTGGACTCCGTAACGGACTTGTTGTTAATAATCTGCATGGCTTCCAAGTGTATGTTTCTAATAACCTACCAGAAATAGGAACAGGTTCTGCTACCACAGGTGGCACAAACAGTTCCAACTTTGGTGTGATTGTTGGTGGACATTCATCTGCCGTTGCTACTGCAGAGCAAATCAACAAGACTGAGACATATCGTGACCCTGACAGCTTTGCTGATATTGTTCGTGGTATGCATTTGTATGGGCGCAAGATTCTCCGACCAGAGGCTCTTGTTAATGCCCGGTTCTGTCTAGTGTAAGGGAGATTGAATTATGGCTTTAGGTGATAATACTACTTCCGTAGCACGTGGCAATGACGCACGGGGACGCAAGCCTTACTTGCTTTCAGCAGAGTTAAACTTTGCTACTGCTTTAAGTGATAAAGGTACAGCCCTAGCTGCTAACGATGTTATTCCGGGTTTGACTATTCCTGCGAATACCCTCATCATGTGTGCTGGTCTTGAAGTTACTGAAGCTCACGCTGGTACTTCAACTGATACAGACTTTGATTTTGGTGTTACAGGTGGTGACTTGGACAACTTCGTTGACGGTTTTGACTTCGATGGCGCATCAGTAGGTGACTATGCTTTTAAGGCAGGACAAACTCCTGTTCTTATCGGTGGCACTTCTGACACCATCGACATTGAAATCCAAGCAATGACAGGTACAACAACGGGTGGTAAAGTCCGTATGTTTGCTGTCTGCATGGATGTAGATGACCCCGGTGACTTGACTGCTCAAGAAGTAACCCGCGATACACTCGCATAAATAAAGAGAAGGGGCAGGGTGACTTGCCTCTTCTTCTTCACATGGAGAATATAGTATCTAATGGCTGAGAGTTTTCTTACTATCACGAATAAAGTGTTGGCTAGATTAAATGAAGTAGAGTTAACTTCTGCTACGTTTTCTTCTGCACGAGGTATTCAAACCCAAACTAAAAATGCTGTTAATGAAGCAATTAGGTATATTAATCAAAGAGAATTTAATTATCCATTTAATCATTCTACCGATACTGAAACACTAGTGGCAGGTACTGTTAGATATAGCATACCAGCTACTGCCAAAACAGTAGACTATAGCACCTTTAGATTAGTTAAGGATGAAGATTTAGCTACGGCTGGTGGTAGATTATTAAAACTAGACTATAACGAATATGTAAATTTATACATTACACAAGAAGATGAAATAGTTACAACAACGCTAAACGGTTCGCACTCTAGTAGTGTGACTACTCTTACTCTAACCTCGACAACAGGTTTTTCTACTACAGGTAAAGTACACATAGGAAATGAAATAGTTACCTACACAGGTATATTAGGTAATGACTTAACTGGTTGTACACGTGGTGCAGAAAGTACAACTGCATCTGCACATGCAAGTGGTGTTCAGGTAGCACAGTTTGAACAGGGTGGTGTTCCTACTCATGTAGTTAGAACACTAGACAATAACTATTTACTTTATCCGTATCCAGATAAACAGTATACAATTAAGTATGACTTTTTTACTTTCCCTACTGATATGTCTGCTCATGGAGATACAACAACTATTCCTGATAGATTTGCCCCAGTTATTGTAGACGGGGCTACAGCGTTTGTTTATCAATACAGAGGTGAAGCGCAACAATATGGAATTAACTTTGCTAGATTTGAGCAAGGTATAAAAAATATGCAAACCCTATTAGTAAATAAATACGAATATGTACGCTCTACATATATACCATACACTGGTAACTCTAGGGGTTCTAGTAACGTAAGGGCAAGCTAAATGGCTAACACTGTACCTTTTGCCTTTACTTGTGAAGGTGGTCTTGTACTGAACCGTTCCACATTTATTATGGAACCGGGATTTGCGCTAGAGTTAACAAACTTTGAACCAGACATTGAAGGTGGTTATAGGCGAATAAATGGGTTTAGACCGCACATAAATCATATTGTGCCTGAAGATACTTCGTCTGCTGAACCTGTTTTAATGGTTGCTTTGTTTAATAACTTTGTATTAGCAGCGCGAGGCAGAAACATATTTAGTTCTGCTTCAACAGAATTAACTGCTAAAATAGATGCTTCAACAGCAATGACGGGTTCTGGCACAATAAACGTATCTAGCACTACCTCGTTTAGTTCAAGTGGCACGTTACAAATTAATTCAGAAATATTTACGTACACGGGTAAATCTGCTACTGCTTTTACTGGTGTAACTAGAGCAGCTAGTAGCACTACTGCCGCCGCCCATAGTGCCACAGATGTAGTATCGGAATCATGGACTTCTATAGATAGCGGAAGAACAGGTGCAACAAAATATAATTTTGAAAGATTTAATTTTGATGGTACAGATAAACTAGTAATTGTAGATGGAGCCAATGCTCCAACTGTATTTAACTCTTCATTAAGTGCTACAGATGTTAGCACAAGTAGCGTAGAAGGTTCTAAATTTGTAGTATCATTTAAGAACCACATGTTCTATGCAGGTAAATCTACTACTCCTCAAGAGGTAGTATTTAGTGAACCGTTCAATGAAGATGGCTTTAATAGTGGTAGTGGTGCTGGAAGTATTAAGGTTGACGATACTATCACGCAACTAAAAGTTTTCCGTGATGACTTATTTATTTTTTGTGAAAATAGAATATTTAAATTGTCTGGTACATCTAGTTCAAACTTTGCAGTTACATCAGTTACTCGTGACATTGGCTGTATTAATGGATTTACCGTACAAGAATTTGCAGGTGACTTAATCTTTCTTGGTCCTGATGGTCTTCGTACTATTGCTGGTACAGCTAGAATTGGTGACGTGGAACTTGGTACAATTAGTTCTAACATACAGTCTATATTTAGGGAAAACTTAGAAGACTCAAGTAATTTTGATTCTTTAGTCATACCAGATAAAACGCAGTATAGAATATTTTTTAGTAAGGATGGAACGGAACCAACTACGTTTGGTGTTATTTGTGTAATGAAAGGTACAGGTTTTGAGTTTGCTCAAACCAAGGGTATTAAACCTGCTTGCACAGATTCAGTGGTACAAAACGGTGATGTAGTTCCTGTTCATGGCGGTTTTGATGGTTACATATATAGGCAAGATATTGGTGATACATTTAATGGAGCATTGATCCTTGCAAAATATAGAAGTCCTGATTTAACTTTTGGAGACCCCGGTGTGCGCAAGTACATGCAGAGGGTTAATATCAACTACGCACCTGAATCAACTATTGATGCGGATATGTTTGTACGATACGATTACGAAGCGGCAGGTTCAAGTAGACCAGCAGCTTATCCGCTAGACAGCTTAAATGTAGCAGGTGTATACGGAACATCTACTTACGGAACAGCAGCATATGGTGGACCATCTCAACCAATTGTACGTAAATCTGTAGAGGGTTCTGGATTTGCTGTAGCATTAAGAGTAGAAGATGGGGCCACCAGCACAGGGCCATATTCGTTAAAAGGATTTCAAATGGAATATCAACTAGGGGCTAGACGTTAATGGGTGCAACATATACAAGACAATCAACATATTCTGATGGTGATACAATCACCGCATCAGATACCAATGATGAATTTGACCAACTAGTTGCAGCATTTGCAGCAAGCACAGGTCATACACATGACGGTACGGCAGGAGAAGGTGGACCTATTACCTTACTTGCTACTAACGCAATTACATTTGGAACAGGAGCCGATACTGATATTAGTGTAACATTTGATGCTAATACATCAGATGGTGTGCTTACTTGGATGGAAGACGAAGATTACTTTCAGTTTTCTGATGACATCTTAATGAGTAGCACAGAAAAAATACAGTTTGGTGATACTGCATCTTTCATACAACAATCATCTGACGGTGTTCTAAGGATAGATGGCGAAGCAACTATTGATTTAAATGCTTCTACAGCCGTGACAGTTAGTAATGATTTAAAACTAGACAGTGATTCTGCTGTGCTAGGTTTTGGTGCTGATAATGATGTAACACTAACTCATGTAGCAGACACTGCTTTATTATTAAATGATGCGATTAAATTAACATTTAGAGATAGTGCATTAGCTATTAACTCAAGCACAGATGGTCAACTAGATATTGCAGCAGATACTGAAGTAGAAATAACTACCCCTCTTGTAGAAATATCTGCAGATGCTACAGTAGGAGATGATCTAACATTAAAATCAGATGCAGCGGTTTTAGGTTTTGGCGCAGATACAGATGTAACATTAACACATGTGGCTGACACTGCGTTACTACTTAATAGTTCTCGTCAATTACAATTTGGTGATAGTGGAACTTATATACATCAGTCAGCAGATGGTGTTCTTGACCTTGTGTCTGACACTGAAATAGAAATTAACGCTACCACAATCGACATAAACGGTGCGGCAGAACTGTCAGGTAACCTTACTCTTGGCGCACAACTCCGTATGCCAGATAATACGGCTAGTAAGATTCTTGTTGCAGACGGAACTAGCTTTGAAGAAAAGGCAGTTGGTGACCTTTCTGAAATATCTACGGTTGCAGGTGATGATGTATTTCTTGCTGTAGATACTTCCGGTGGTGGACTAAAAAAGATAACTCGTAGCACAATAGTTTCAGGTCTTGCAACATCAGGTGCAATATCAAACGTAGTTGAAGATACCACTCCACAACTGGGTGGTGACTTGGATATGAATGGTCAAGATATTGTCACCACTTCTAATGCTGACATTGAACTTGCACCAAACGGAACAGGCCACGTTACTATTAAAGGTAACACTAATCAAGGCACTCTCCAGCTTAACTGCGAAAACAATTCTCACGGTCAGCAAATTGTAGCGGCACCACATTCAGAGAGTGCTAATAATGTTTTAACTCTTCCTAGCACTGGTGGTGATGCTAGATTAGTATCAGCATCCTCAACGGCAACACTTACGAACAAAAGTTTAACAGCCCCTATTCTTACAGGTTCATCTTCTGCAGCAGGTTCTATACTATTTAAAGAAGATACAGACAACGGTACTAACGCTGTTACACTGATTGGTCCCGCATCTACAGCAGACGTTACTATAACACTTCCTAATTCAGCAGGTACAGTAGCACTTACATCAGACGTGCCGTCTAGTGGTATATCTAGCGGTAACGTGGCTACATTTACTAGTGGTGTCGCAGATAATGACTTTTTACGTGTAGATGGAACAGCGATAGAAGGTAGAAGTGCTTCAGAGGTTCTATCTGACATAGGTATAACACTTGGTATATCAAGCGGTAATGTTCCTTCTTTTGCCAGTGGTGTAGCTGATGATGATTTTCTTAGAATAGACGGAACTTCAGTTGAAGGACGGTCTGCCTCAGAGGTTAGATCAGACCTTGGACTAGCAACATCCGCAACAACAGATACAACTAATGCAAGTAACATAGCTTCTGGAACATTGGCTGCTGCTAGAATGGCGGCTGCACAGACAGCGATTACATCTTTGCTTGCAACAGATATTAAAATTGGTGAAGATGACGAAACCAAAATTGACTTTGAAACCGCAGATGAAATACATTTTTATGCAGCAAATGCTGAACAGGTATTTGTATCAGATGGCGTGTTTGGTCCACAGACAGATAGTGATGTTGACTTAGGTACAACAGGCGCACGTTTTAAAGATGCTTATGTTGATAGTGTTACAGTTACAGGCGATGTTGCAGTAGGCGATGATGTCACTGTGGTAGGTAGGTCAGTAGGTAGCACTATAACAACAGAAAATGATGCTAGTTATGACCTTAGTGTTGGAAATGATTTCATCACCACTACTGCAAGCAATCAAACACTCACATTTACAAATGCAGCAGCGGGTCAGTCTGGCAACATAAAATTTACAAACGGCAGTAACCATACTATTTCTGCACATGCTGATGTAGCTATTAACGCAGATGTTCTTACCGCTATCTCAGCAAGTGGCACGTATCATCTGGCTTACTACTGTAGCGCAGCATCTGGAAACGACACTATCTTAGTGTCTGCTTCAGCTATCTTAACTTAGGGAATACGAATGTCTTTAATTAAAGCACAAGGCGCAGGTGAAGTAAGCACAGGCTTTTACAGCCATTTGCTTGACCAGTCGTTGAAGTTCAATGATGACGATGCACAGGTTTTAAAAAGAACTCCTGCGAGTGCTGGTAATCGCAGAACTTGGACTTGGAGTGCTTGGGTTAAGTTCGGTGCTATGTCGCATGGAACTGATCAAATTACTTTGTTTGATGCGTCAAGTTCCGGCAGTGAGCAACAC